TTTCCCTCAGAGATACAGAGTAGATTAAGTTGCGAAAATTCTCTGAGGGATTGCAGAGAGGCCGCATTAAGGTTGGTTGGTTCACAGTAAAGTTCCTAAAGGTAGGTGTGATGTTGTGTTGCGGCCTCCTCTCTGCATCTAGGTGTAGACAGCTACCCCCATAAAACTGGCAGCTGTTGTGCAATCTATAAATGCAATAAGTATCCAAAGGAATTTTTGAGGTAGTGTCCGAGTGGTTAGGAAGTGGTCTGCAAAACCATTTACGAGAGTTCGATTCTCTCCTACCTCTCCAAGATTGAAAGGAAGTTTTATGTATGAAATAAAAGGTGGTACTATCTACGAGAAACCACAATGGGTTTACCGAAATAATAAATGTCACATATGTGTTGACTCTTTGTGGAGTTTGTTGTATAATGTAATAAGAATTAAAGTGAGAGGTTTATTATGAGTATGCATTTATTACCAGCGTATTGGACTACAAACAATCATAAGAAGCGTAAGAAGAAAGTTATATCTAAGAAAGAACAACTCTCAATATTAGAACACGAGAAGTTTCTCAAAAAGATGGGAGTAGACCCTAACTATAAAAGAATAGCTACCCCCCTCAAAACTGAGCGAAAGTCTGTGAAACTTCCAGAGAAAAAAATTACGGACTATGATTGGAAGATACAAACTAAAAGAGATGCAATGAAGTATCATGGTAATGTCGTGATAGGTCAGGCATATAATAAAGGTAATCTGGTTGTATTGTCAAGTAAAGAACAAAGTGATGCAGCCACAGGCAAGAGGAGATGATATGACCTTTGAATTATTTTTTTACAGTTTTATTGCAATAGTATGTTTCATGGCATACTTTACTTATATGGATTGGAGAGATGACAGAAGATTATAAAGTAGACCCAAGAACCATACATATTGACCAGCGTAAGAAAGATGTAAGAAGAGATGCTTGGGATAGAGATTATATGGGGTATCACTATAAAAAGACTTATCCAAAAAGTAATAAACAAATATCAAATGCGACACCAGTTTTTGTTTTTGCATTTTTTTATGTTTGTATATTAGTAATGATAGATTCATTGAGGTGATTATGACAAAAGATTGGAAAGAATTTGAAGAGGCTTGTAAGATAGAACCGATAAGGTCTTACAAGTTACAATATGTATTAATAGGTTTTGTATTATTATGTATTCTGTTTTTATCAAGTTGCACTACACTTGAAGTCGGTGTGCATTATGGTAAGATGGCATATAATAAGTGTGCAGATCTTGACAACTGGCAATGTTTGTGGTATGATGATTAAAATTTAAATAGGCGATACCAAATGGTACAAGTATATTATTATGAGCTATCGGATGCTAGACATTCGGAGTAAAAGTCTTGAAGTTCCTATTTAAATTCATCAATCCACAGCGGCGTTTGGCACGGCGAAAAACTGAGAGGAAGTTATGAGTAAAGAATATATAGATTTTGTGAATAGTGTAACGAGTGAATCATCTAAGGAAATGTTAGAGATGTTTCATAGTTTTGCTGTCATGCAAGAGCAGGGAGCGATACCAAGTCGGTTGTTAACTACTGCGTTAGGATTAAATGGGGAAGCGTCTGAGTTCTCCGAACTGATTAAGAAATGTGTCTTTCAAGGTAAAGAGTATAATGAGAATACAAAAAATAAATTAAAGTCTGAGTTATCTGATATCATGTGGTATATTGCACAAGGTTGTATCGCACTAGATACTACTATAGATGACTTGATTGAAATCAATACAAGTAAATTAAAAGAAAGATATCCAAAAGGTTTTGATAAGGATAAGTCAAATGCGAGGTATGTGAATGAATGATTTTCTAAAGAATATAATTAAGCAAACTGGTAATGAGTATGCAGCTCTAGTATCAGATGGAGTAGAGGGTGCAGATGTTGATAACTTTATTGACACAGGCTCTTATATCTTCAATGCATTGTTAAGTGGTTCTATACATGGTGGTTTACCAGCAAATAAAATTACTGCAATCGCTGGTGAGTCTGCAACTGGTAAAACATTTTTTGTCATGGGTATGGTCAAGAGTTTTCTTGATGCAAATCCAGATGCTGGTGTTTTATATTTTGAAAGTGAAAGTGCCATTACAAAACAGATGGTAATCGACAGAGGTATTGACCCTAATCGTATGGTGATGATTCCAGTTACTACTGTTCAAGAGTTTCGTACACAGGCAATCAAAGTGTTAGATAATTATCTTGAAAGTTCAAATCGAAAACCTATGATGTTTGTTCTTGACTCTCTTGGTATGTTATCAACTACAAAAGAAGTTGAAGATACAAGTGAGGGAAAAGAAACAAGAGATATGACAAGAGCGCAAGTTCTCAAAGCTGCGTTTCGTGTATTGACTTTGAAACTTGGTCGTGCTGGTGTTCCTCTTGTTGTAACCAATCACACTTATGATTCTATGGGATTGTTCTCTACAAAAGAAATGGGTGGTGGTAGCGGATTGAAGTACGCAGCCTCATCTATTGTTTTCCTCTCAAAGAAAAAAGAGAAAGATGGAACAGATGTGATTGGTAACATTGTTCATTGTAGAAACTACAAATCAAGATTGACAGTAGAAAACAAAATGGTTGATGTTCGTCTAACCTATGATAAAGGACTCGATAAATACTATGGACTATTAGAGTTGGCGGATAAGTATAAAGTATTCAAGAAAGTATCAACACGATACGAACTGCCTGACGGAAGTAAAGAGTTTGGTAAAACGATTATGAATAATCCAGAGAAATACTTTACAGAAGATGTCATGTCAATATTAAATGAAGCTGCGAAAAAGGAGTTTATGTATGGATTATCAACCGATAATGAATGAAGTAAAAATTATAGACAACGCTGTCACTCCAATGTTTCTGGAGTATGTAAGATTTCAAATGCAAGAGTCAGAGAACTGGAGTTGGCAATATCCGAAAGGTGCTCACTTTAGTAAACGACATCCTAAACTTACATTGATAGATGGAACAGAACAACCACCAAAAGTTGAAAGACTTGCTGGTATTGCAATGTCTTTGTTTCTCATGGTTTATGAAAAAGGTTTACATGGACTCGTCTATCCAGAGTTGATGTGGGCAGGAGCATCTATCAAAGATAAACATAGAGAAGATAATACTCATACTGACCACATGGATGATGTTCCAAAGAATATGAAAGTTCTTAAACTTCTTGGTGTGCTTAACTCAGATTGGAAACAAGAGTGGGGTGGCGGATTTACTTGGAATGGTAAAACCTATTATGCGAAGCCTGGCAGTTTCTATTTGTTTGACCCAAGAGTTCCACACAGAGCAGATGATATATTATGTGATGAAAAAAGAATTGCGATTGATTATACAGTAAGAGCGATTACATATCATCAACAAGATAAGACTACACAAGTACAAATGTAATGCAACCAAACTATTATGATTTTAATGTGAGGTTTCCAATCTATGAAACCAACATACTTAATCTTACAAATGTAAAACATCCAGATGCAGACTTTTCTCTACACGAGAATCTTGAGCGAATGATTCTTGAAACTGGTGATGAGATGAAAAAGTCTACTAATGTCAAAGCAGATATGACAAACTGGACTATGCATAAAACTCATACTGGTTTCAAACAACTTGCAGATATGGTAATGAGTATCGCTGGACAACTTACAAAAACTAAACCACCTCTTTATACATCTGAGTGTTGGGGTGCTGTTTACGGAGAGGGCGAAGAAACAAAAGTACATAGTCATTGGCCTTATCTTTGGAGTTGGTGTTACTATGTTAAAGCACCAGAGGGCTCAAGTCCGCTTGTGTTTCCAGAAACAAAACCAACTATATGTTTTGAACCAAATGAGGGTGACTTGATTATCTTCTCATCTCTTGTAAAACATAGTGTTCCACCATGTAAGTGTAAAGACAAACGTATTATGATTGCTGGTAATATTGGCGTGAGGGAGATATGAGTGATAAGGATTTTGATGCTGTAACAGTTGTTGTGATTCCATCTCTAGAAGCTGGTGTAAAAGAGAAACCTAAATTAAAAAAACCTAGAATGTATAAAGTCATCATACTCAATGATGATTACACACCCATGAGATTTGTAACTGCAATACTTATGGAATACTTTAGTAAGAGTAAAGTTGAAGCTGATGCTATCATGTTAGAGATACATAAGAAAGGAAAAGGTATCGCTGGTATCTATCCTTTTGATATTGCAGAAACAAAACTTAGACAAATTATCAAACACGCTAGAAAAGAAGAATATCCTTTACAAGCAAAACTAGAGTCTGAATAATGAGTGGTGCAAGATACTACAAGTTCAATATGGAACTACCCATGTTATGGGTTAATCTAAAAGAGTTTGACAATGATAAACTTGCAGAGATAATACTTTCAAAAGGTGATGTTCAAAATAAGAAAACAAATGTAAAAGCAAACATGACCGATTGGAGATTAGATACAGAACATAAAGAGGTTTCTAATCTTGCAAACAAAGCTATAGAACTTGCAAGTGATATGAGAAAGTCATACTCTGATATAAAATATTATACAAGGTCTTGTTGGGGTGCTGTTTATACTAAAGGTGATTACACAGATGCTCATGCACATTATCCTTGTCTTTACAGTTGGTGTTATTATGTCAAAGCACCAAAGGGAAGTTCTCCACTTATCTTTACTGAAGCGAATATTGAGTTCACTCCTACAGAGGGTGACCTAATTATTTTTTCATCATTAGCAAATCACAAAGTCCCACCATGCAATATTGAAGAACAAAGGATTATGATTGCTGGCAATATTGGAGTTCACTAACTCTTTATAAATAACTCTATAAGGAGTTATTGATGCAAGCAGTCTATAAACACTTCATGGGTGAAGATGGTTTCGTTTGGTTTACTGGAGTCGTTGAAGATAGAAATGACCCAGATGCACTTGGTCGTGTTCGTGTTCGTTGTCTAGGATATCACTCAGAAGATTTAAATGACATACCCACAAAAGATTTGCCTTGGGCTCATGTCATGCACTCAGTTTCAAATCCATCTATGCAAGGTCTAGGAAGTTCTCCATCTTTTTTAGTTGAGGGTTCTTGGGTAGTTGGTTTTTTCATGGATGCAAAAGAAAAACAACAACCAATGATTATTGGTAGTCTGCCAGGCATACCCACAAACACACCAGATTATACAAAAGGATTTAATGACCCAAGAAGTCCTTTTAGTTCTCAACCAGAATATGCTGGAACACCAACCTATGGCCCATATCCAGTAGATGGTTTTGATTATACTATTCCCTCTGGACATGATATAGGTGAGTCTGATACAAATAGACTCGCACAAGGTGAGGCATCAGAGTCACATGAAGCTCTTATAAAGATGAGAGAGAACAGACAAACCAGTATTCAAACTGCAACACAACCAAATCTTACTGAAACCTCAGACGAAGCAGTTGCAGAGGATAGAGGAAGTTTTGATGAACCACACCCAAGAGATATTGATTACAATAAAGTAGATGGTGGTGACTACGGAATATATCGTGGTGGACTTTATCCTTACAATCATGTGTTTGAAACAGAAAGTGGACATCTGACAGAGTTTGATGATACGCCAGGCAATGAAAGAACAATGAGGTATCATACAGCTGGAACATATGAAGAGATTATCGCAGACGGCTCTAGAACAACAAAAGTAATTGGTAATAACTTTGAGATTATGATGAGTGATTCTAATGTTTATATTAGTGGTGCAGTTAATCTTACAATCGGTGGTACTGTTCGTCATCTAGTCAAAGGAGATTATCATTTAGAAGTTGAGGGAAACTATACACAAAAGATACACAAGAACTTTAGACGAAAGGTTGGTGCTGGAGAGATTGGTGGAAATGTAGAGGAAGAAATATTTGGTAGTCATGCATACAACATCTCTGGTGCAACTAGAGGTAGACACGGAGAAGATGTTGATATTATAGTTGGTGGAAATGAAACAAGACAAGTAAATGGAACTTATGATTTATCTGTTCGTAGTAATATCTTTGCAACATCATTAACAGGCAATGTAGATTTAGCTGCAAGTAATAATTTAAGTTTATCGACAACCTCTGGTATATTCTCTGCGAAGTCTGGAACTACTTTAAATATTAAGTCTGGTGAAGCGATGACAATAAAATCAGAAACGACATTAACAGAAACAGTTACTACAAATGCTGTAAGAACTGTTGGTGGAACATTAACGGATACTATTACTGGAGTTGGAACAATTACACTTAGTGGAGCTGGTAGTCAAGTTACAGCAAAGAATGGTGGTGGAACTAATATTACATTAACTGGTCATACTCATACTGACCCATCTCATGCATTACATGGAACTGAAACAAGTACACCAAATAATTAGGAGAGAAAATGGCAAACTTTAATATTCCAAATCTTTGTGGTGCAAGTCCAGACTTGAATGGTGCGTTAGATGAAATCAATAAACTTAAAGATAAACTAACTGCGAACATAGATGTGGATGCATCTGCTTTGAAGGCAGACCTTGAAAGTGGTTTAGCAGATTTAAAAGGTGCTTTCGATAAATTAGAAATAGAGTTACCAGAAGTCCCTAATATAAACTTTCAGGCAGAGGTAACATCTTTAATTAATGACATAGATAAAACTACAGTTGAAGGGCTTGCAGCCTTTAATATCAAACTTGCAAGTTTGAAACTAGACTTTGGAGATACTTTATCAGATAAGGGAATAGACTTTGATAGTCTTATTTCATCAGCAGAAACAAAATTAGCTGGTGGTGGAAATGTTTGTGATACTGTCGCTAACTTAGAGATACCAGCTGCAAATAGTGGTTCTGGTATAACGACAGAAGAAAAAGAAGAAAGAGGTTCTGGGACTTCGATTACAATATCTGAAACACCAAAGGAGATTGTAAGTGTTCAAGGTAAAAGAGCTGGTCAAGCTTTTTTTGGAAATGTAACTTATAAACAATCTGGTAGAACATTCACAACAACACAAAGAGATGCTGATAATAATCTGATTAGTTATGCAGAATTAAAAGTTACATACATTGTTAACCTTGTAAAAGAAAAACCAATCGCAACTAAACAGGCAAGTAAAGATGGAGAGAAAGAAGAGTTATCCATTGTAACAACAAATACAGCATCTGTAGAAAAAAATGTGCAAGGTAAAATACAATCGTTACTTAAAAAAATAGATGTAAAAGGTATCTCTGGATTGGCAACTGAAGAAGAAAATGCTGGAATACAAGAAGCGTTAGGTAAACTGAAAGATGGTTCATTCAAAGCTGCTATGGAAGCAGATATTGCAAAAGCAAAAGAAGAGCAAAAAAAGATTTGGCAAGACCCACTTAATTATAAACGAGTAGTTCCTCCACAAAAAATAGTAAGTTCTACGACAGCAAAAACAACGACTGCAGCTATAAACGAAGTTAAAAAGACTAGAGAAATAAAAGTTACGACAACAGAAAATAGAAATACTGTAACGACAACCACAACAAGAATTGAAACTAAGGGTGGTGGTTCTACAACAATATCTGTACCTAAGACAGAAAAATCTACTATATCAATAAATGGTTTTGCACAGAGAAAAGTAAAAATAAAAGAATACTTTAGAACAATAGATGCACCAGATAGATACGATAAACCTAGATGGAAGCTGGTTGATAATATCGGTAAAGATGGTGTAGATTTAAAACAAGTTCCTTTTTCTATTGAAAGAGTTAGACTAAGATTTAATAAAGAGGATGGTAGAGATGTAAGATTCGCCTATGATATAGGAGAAGAGGATGGTAGCATAGATGTTGCTATAAATGATAAGACTGTATTCTTTACACCTAAAGGAAATGCAGATGTAGGAGCGCTTGCTATGGTTGATACTGGTATTGTTCTTTACACAGTATTAGAAAAGGTTGACCCAAATTTTAAGGGGTAATCGTTATAAATAAAATAAAACTAGGAGTCTATAATGTCAACTTATGACGCTCAAGAAAATAATACTGCTCGTGTAGCACAAAAGTATGTAGACTTAGATTTGTTCTTTGGAAGAAAGAGTTCTAACTCTGATGTTCAAGACCTTACAAATATAAAAGCAGTAAAGAGGTCTGTGAGAAATCTAATACTTACAAACTTTGGTGAGAAGCCTTTTCACCCAGAGATAGGTAGTGGTGTAAGAGATATGTTGTTTGAAAATATGACTCCGATTACGGCTATTATACTTTCAAGAAAAATAGAAGATGTAATTAATAATTTTGAACCAAGAGTAAATTTAGTCGGTGTTAGGGCTCAACCAGATTTAGATAGAAATCTTTATGAAGTTAGTATAGAGTTCTATGTTGTAAATCAACCAACTGAATTACAAGACTTATCAGTTATGTTAGAGGTATTACGATAATGGCAACAAATGATTCAAGATTAAGAGTTACAGAATTAGACTTTGACAATATAAAAGACAACCTTAAATTTTTTCTAAAGGCACAAGATAAATTTAAAGACTATGACTTTGAAGGCTCTGGTATGAGTATTCTACTAGACACACTTGCATATAATACACACTATATGGCTTTCAATGCAAACATGGTCGCAAACGAAATGTTTCTAGATAGTTCCAGTCTGCGTTCAAGCGCTGTCAGTCACGCAAAGATGTTAGGATATGAAGTTACATCAGCTAGAGCTCCAAAGGCTGTTGTAAATGTAAATCTACAAACTACTGATGCAACAAAGACACTTGCAGCTGGGACTGCGTTTACCAGCACAGTAGATGGAGTTGATTATCAATTTGTTACAACCTCTGATAGAACTGCAGCTAATAGTGGTAACTCTGTAAACTTTGATAGTGTTGATATTTTTGAGGGAACTTATATTATAGGAAAGACCATTGTTGATACATCCAACCCAGACCAAAAGTTTACACTAACAGACCCAAACGCAGATACATCAACTCTTACAGTAAAAGTTCAAAACTCCACATCTGATACTACATCTACAACTTATACTAAGGCGACTGATATAACTCAACTCAACGCATCATCTACTGTTTACTATTTACAAGAAGCAGAGAGAGGTAGATTTGAAGTTTACTTTGGAGATGGTGTGGTAAGTAAGGCATTAACAAATGGTAATATAGTTATCTTACAATATGTTGTAACAAATAAAGGAGCTGCAAATGGTGTAACTGCTTTTACATCACCAACAGCAATAGATGGTGTAACAGATGTTATCGTTACAACTGTTTCTGGTGCAGTAGGTGGTGCAGAACCAGAGTCAGTAGACTCTATAAAACTAAATGCTCCTCTAAATTATTCTGCACAAGGTCGTGCAGTTACAACTTCAGACTATGAAGTTTATGTTAAAAGATTATTTCCAAACACACAATCAGTTTCTATATGGGGTGGAGAGGATGGAAGTTTTGACCCAAGTACAGGCGTAAGTTCTACACCAGAATATGGTAAAGTTTTCATATCAATTAAAACAACTACTGGAGTTGATTTAACATCTACACAAAAAGATAACCTAGTAAAAGATTTAGCACCATATAAAGTTGCATCTGTTACTCCAGTTATTGTAAATGCAGAAACTACTCAATTAATCTTAGGTGTTACTTTTAATTATGACTCATCATCTACAACATCTACTGGAGCTGAACTTGCATCTTTAGTCAACACAACATTACAAAATTATAATACATCTGATTTACAAAACTTTAATAGCCCATTTAGACATTCTAAAGTTTTAAGGTTGATTGATGAAACAGATAGTT